AGACACTAGCGATCTAGAAAATTATCCAGTAATCTTGCGTTGGCAGCAAGTTGACGGTGTTGATACATGGGTATTGATCGACAACACAGATCAAGTTTCAGGTTCAGGTATATTGTTTGCTGATGCACGTTGGTCATCAAATCAAAATACAATCAACCCAGCAAATGATCCGATTCCAACAATCAAGTCATTGTTGCTAAGTTCAAACATAGACTTAGATGCTCCAAATGCAAATCTATATCCAGTAGGTATGTTGTTGTTTAACACACGCCGTTCAGGATATAACGTCAAGCAGTGGAGAAACAATTACTTCAATTCATTGAGTTTCCCAGATCAAACGATCCCAACTATACGTAGCACATGGGTGTCAGCAAGCGGCTTGCAGTCAAACGGTGCACCGTACATGGGTCGTAAGGCTCAAAGAGCAATGGTTGTTGCGGCAATGCGTTCAGTAGTAGATACAAATACTGCTATACGTGATGAAGATAATTTCTTCAACTTGATGGCAACACCTAACTATCCAGAACTACAGCCTAACATGGTTGTATTGAATAGTGATCGCGGTGAAACAGCATACATCTTAGGTGACACTCCAATGGGATTACCTGATGATGCAACAGCAATTCAAGCATGGGCAACTAATGCTGCAGGTGCTACAAGCACAGGTGAAACAGGTTGTGTAACTCGCAACACTTATCTAGGCTTGTTCTACCCAAGTGGTATCGCACTAGACTTGAGTGGTAACGAAGTGGCAGTTCCAGCATCACACATGATGTTGCGCACATTCTTGCGTAACGATACAGTCGCTTATCCTTGGTTAGCGGCAGCAGGTACTCGTCGTGGTATCATCGATAATGCATTGAATATCGGTTACTTAGATCGTGATACTGGTGAGTTCCAAGTCATCAAGACACGTATCGGCATCCGTGATGTGTTATACATCAACTTCATCAACCCATTAGTGTTCTTCACTGGCAACGGATTGTTGAACTATGGTAACAAGACATCATTCAATAGTCAGAGTGCGTTGGATAGAACAAACGTAGCACGTTTGATCGCTTATGTCCGTCGACAGTTGACTATAGCCGCAAGACCATTCGTATTCGAACCAAATGATCAGTTGACTCGTCAACAGATTGCAGGTGTTATCGAATCACTATTTGTTGATCTTGTTGCTAAACGAGGCATCTATGATTACTTGGTAATCTGTGATGAATCTAACAACACTCCTGCTAGAATAGATCGCAATGAGTTGTGGGTAGACGTAGCAATTGAGCCTGTCAAGGCTGCTGAGTTCATCTACATCCCAGTTCGTGTCTTGAACACAGGTGAGTTGTCAGGAGCGTAATAGAAAATATAAAGAGAGCCTCGCGAGGGGCTCTTAAATTGATAAATACTTTAAAGTAGGAGAATTTACAAATGGCAACAGCCTCACAATCATTGTTCAACATGACAGTAGCATCTGATAATGCCGGTGGCAATCAGGGCCTGTTAATGCCAAAACTACAATATCGCTTTAGAGTCAACTTCTTGAATTTCGGAGTTGATGCTGCAGGCGGATTATCATTAACTAAACAAGTAGTAGACTGCACACGTCCTAATTTAACATTTGACGAAGTAACACTAAACGTCTACAACTCAAGAATCTATCTTGCTGGTAAGCATACATGGTCAGAACTAACAATTAACGTTCGTGACGATGCTTCAGGCACAGTTTCAAGAGCGGTAGGTCAGCAATTGCAGAAGCAGTTAGATTTCGTAGAACAGGCTTCAGCGGCTACAGGTCAAGACTACAAGTTCCAAGTTAATATGGAAGTGCTAGATGGCGGTAACGGCACTAGTGCTCCAGTAGTGTTAGAAGCATGGGAGTGCTATGGTTGCTTCTTAAAGGGTGCTAACTATGGCGGCATGAACTATGCTACTAATGACCCTATGCAGATCGCATTAAACATACGTTATGATAACGCAATACAATCACCGTTATCAAGTGGCGTTGGCGCAAGCATAGGTAGAATCTTATCAGGCGACAGCGTAACTGGTATCGGCGGAACAACCTAATAGTTAGGAGTTCCTGACTATGGCGGGATTCGTTCAAAACCTACTTAAGGACGCTGCCGGAGCATTCTTCGGCAGCGATTACCTTAGAGATTACACCCACGCCAGCAAGACGTTTAGGACTAATAGTTATCAAAATGCTCCTAAACTCAAATTCATATTTCATACCTACTTTAATATCAATCCAGAAGCGTGGCCAGATTCAGTAGATAAAAATATAGGCTTATTAGTCAAAGAAGTAAAACTCCCTGCATACAGTTTCAACACTGTGCAGTTGAATCAATATAATAGAAAACGCATAATACAAACTAAGATTAGATATGAACCTATAAACATAACATTCCATGATGATAATGATAACCTCATCAATAGAATGTGGTATGCTTACTACACTTACTATTACTCAGACGCAACTAAACCAACTGTATTCTTAGGCAAGAGAGGTGCTGTACCTCCCAACAATGGTCAGAGTAATTCCACACAATCAACCAATGCTGATTATGATGTATCAAACATATATGATTATAGCATTATGGGAAATGATGACTGGGGGTATATAGGCGAAACATCAACTCCTCGATTAGGACACAAAGTACCATTCTTTAAAAATATAACAGTATTTGGTTTCAATCAACATAGTTTCACAGCACATACTTTAATTAATCCAATCATCACTAATTTTAACCACGACACTTATAGTTACAACGAAGGCGGCGGCGTGATGCAAAATTCTATGACAGTTGATTATGAGACTGTCGTATATAATGAAGGCGCTATAGACGGTAGATCGCCCGGCGATATCGTTACTGGATTCGGTGATCAAGCAACATATGATAGAAGAGAAAGCCCTATACAAAAAGCAGGGGCCAATGGCACTATATTGGGACAAGGTGGACTTGTAGATGCTGCCGGTGGATTTGTACAAGACCTAGCATCCGGCAATCTCTTTGGAGCAGTTCAAAAAGCAGGCACTGCATATAATACTTTCAAAAATAAAAATCTTAAGGTTACTGCTAAACAAGAATTAGAAGGCATGTTAAGACAATCTTTAGGTGGGTTCGGTAGTCCGATAAGTACAAACAGAAATATATTGTTTGACATACCAAATAAGTCAGTCACACCATATACGATAGGAGTAGCAGGGGCGCCTACAATCAGCAACTCACCTACACCTAACCCAGTAACAGTAGTACCTGTAGCAGGACAACAGGTAAGGAAGTAATATGAGATCGCTAGTTAATGTACAAGTATCAGGTATTGATAGAACTATAAAAATCTTTGATAGTTTTTACAATCAAAGCATATCTATACCTACAAATCAATATGATATCGTATTAAGTTTTTTCAGAGATGTATGCGAGACAGACGCAATAGCACAAAATTTTACAGCATTTCTTTTTAAAGTATCACAACAATCAGGCTTAGATGCAATCGAATTATTAGAAAATATCAAAGGCACATCGAAAAACAAACTTCAGTTAAATCAAACTCTCGCATACTATCTCAATAGTTTTAAATCTAAAACAAGCCTATATGGTGTAGCGGTAATACCTAAGCCTGTACAACCAGTGGCGCGCAATGTAGTTTTATGATATGGCAAATTTTGCTCAAGGCCGTTATCACGTAAGAAATAAACAAAAGTATATAGGCAAAGGCGCGCCTAAATATCGTTCGGGTTGGGAACTAACATTTATGATGTTTTGTGATAATCACGATAGCGTCATTCAATGGGCTAGCGAGTCTATTCAAATCCCATATAGAAATCCGTTAACGGGAAAACAAACTATATACATACCTGACTTCTTTGTATTATACCAAGACAAATTGGGACAGCAGAAAGCAGAAGTAGTAGAGATCAAACCTAAGAAACAAAGCCTAATTGAGAGCAGAGTGGCTAGCGCAAAAGACAGAGCAGTGGTAGCACTTAATCATGCAAAATGGGCAGCGGCGATGGCCTATTGCAAAAGGATAGGTTGTACCTTTAGAGTAATCACCGAAGATGATTTGTTCTATAAGGGTAAACGCAAATAAATACTGCATGACTAGAAAACTTGAAGAACTGTTCAACTTGTCCCAAGACGAAGAAAAATCT